AATTGATTTATAAGTAAGTGTTTTTGTTCTTATTGTCGCAGAAGCTTTATTTACATAACCTAGAATTTCCATATTAGATGAGCTAGCTGGCAAACCACTAATAGTTGCTGATGCAGTACCTGCTCCAGTTACACTTACTGATCCTTCAAATACATCGCTATCTGCATTCGCAAATATCCAGTCACCAGTATTTGTAAAAGTTTCACCAGTTGCAGATAATGAAATACTCGCTTCTCCACTTGCATTAGTAGTAGTTAAAAATCTTCTTTGTGCTGAATAAGATATATCACTGATAGTCTGAGGTCTTATACTTGGAAGAGTAAAAAGTAGATTATTAATAGATGGTTCCTTTAGAACCGCTTTACTACTTTCTAAAACGGGATTAAAATAGTTTGAAGAACTAGTTCCTACACTTTTAACATTTCGAAACGCCTGACCAGAATTCATTTTAATATCAAACAGATGATATCGATAGTTTGATCCGTCCTCAGTGACGCCCCTTATTCTAGCAGTGCCAATAGTAGATCCACCGTAATCAACACTACTACGCAAATTCATTTTTTCAAAGGTGTTAATATTCGGAAGTCCTTTTGTATTTGCTGTGGGATTAACAATAAGATAGTTACCAAAGTTAGCTGCAACAACTTCATTGTTTTTATTTAAAGTAGAAAGGGCTTTATCAATACGAATATTTGTTGAAAAATATCTTTCTGCTCTATAACCTTCAACAACAGCAACGCCATCGCTTACTTGAAGTTGTAAGTGAGATGCGGAAGAATCTGCATCAAATTTTACAGTAAAAGGCTTTACTATGTAATTACCGGAGTTTTCGAATATTCTTTGTGCTGTTACTTTATTAGGAATATCATAAGCATCAGTATCAGGATTAGATGCGTAAATCACGCCCTTTTGAATAGTAGCAACATGTACAAAATTTTCATCTGAATCTATATCATCTCTTGTGGCAATTAAAAGTCTAATTCTGTATCTATCAGCACCGGGTGCTGATAGATTGGGAGATGCACCTTGATTATCATATAGTCCTATATCATCAGCAGTTGTTACTACTTCTTCTAATACTTTAAATCCAACATCAACATTTGGAGCATCAGAATATTTAGAAATAATTTTTGATTGATTTTCTGTAAATACAAAATGGCCTTGAGTATAGTAGATACCAGAAGCGATAGAAAATCTAGAGCCAGTACCTACTGCTCTATTAGCAACTGTATTTGTCGTTTGTACTGTAAGAGTTGTAGAACCGTTATCAATGTTCTCACCTGCTTGCATGCGAATCGGTGTTGCCGTTGACGCGATTGATGCTGATGTACTTGTATACTGAACATAAAGAGTCGCAGGATCAGAACCAGATGCCTCAACGACTTCAATAATTTTAGCAACAACACCTGATGTTTGCCCTGTAAATGATGTTCCTACAAGAGCAGCTGTGTTGGATGGTAAAGAATTTGTTGATGTATTTAATTTAATAAATTCATATTTCTGATTAAGATTTACTCCGCCGGGCTTAACTACTGCACCTTCTTTAAAGATATTATTACCAAATCTTTCGATCTGCTTTTGCAAGATAGTTTGCATCTGTGTAAGCTCACGAGCTTGCAGAGTTTTGCCACTATTAAACAGAATTCGATGGTAACCATCACTATCGAGGAAATCATCCTTGTAGGTATTTGAAAAGGTTGCGCTAGTAAGTGTTGTCGCCATTTGTTTTTACCTTACAGTGTAATAATAACTTTAATATCTTCAGTCTGATCAGCAGTTCTTGCAACAGCAGCTCTGTTTTCCAGGTACAGAAGTTCACCACTAAATCTATTTACATCATCGTCATAGAACGTATCCGAGTCAGCATCAACACCAGCTGATACAAGAGTTCCGGTAGAACCACCACCAGTGATAGGTTCACCTTCGTTGAATGCCGCAAATCCAGTTGTTTCTGACTGATGAGCATATAACTTATCACTATCTATATCGTCGATAACTGCCTGAGCACCAGAGTTAGAGCCAACGATTGTTACATCTCTTGAGAATGTAGCAGCATCTGCAGGTGATGTGAGAAGCAAATATCTCAATACTTTACCAGTTGATGCAGTATAATCTGAATCAGGTGAATTATTATCTTTCGGATTTTTAATCAGACCAACTTGACGATAGTCTTGGTCATTGACAATCCAGTCACCACCTTCAGCACCAGAAGGTTTCACATTGAACATAAGTGAAGAAGAACGAAGATCTTTAATTGCATTATAACCCATACCAGAGTCAGGACCAATAATAACTCGTGTTTCTACACCAGATCCACCACCACCAGTGAGTGTAATATCTGCATAATCATAGCTATGACCCATTGTCATACCAGAGTCTGCACTTGAATCCATTTCAATCTTTACAACAGAACCACCTGATACAAATGCAGTAGCTGCAGCTCCTGTGCCATTACCACGAATATTAATTGTAGGAGTAGATGTAAATCCTGTACCACCATTTGTTACGACAATGCCGAGGATCTGACCTTTTGAAGCAGCTTCTTGCACAGCTGCCTGTTGCGCTTGTACGGCGTTAATAGATGGTGAACCAGATGAATCTGTAATAAATTGAACGGGTAAGAAGTTAGCAGAAAGAAACTTACTTGATGTTGCACCAGAAAGACCGTACATGTATTTCCATACATAGCCATCAGAGGTTCTAAATGGTTTTACTTTTGAACCAGTTGGTTTGACAGTAGATGCAACTGCAACACCAGCTGCAGTACGTCCTTGTTTTAAACATGCATAAACCTGGTTATCTTCTGTTAATACATAATATGCATTCGATGGAGTACCAGAAAGATCATCATCCCATGCATTGTATACTGTACCAGTTGACCAATTATAACGTGGAATAACATAAGAAACATCGGCGACACTCTTAACTGACTGCATTGACAGACGGAAATTACGCTCGCTTCTTAAGCTATTAGTTGGATCGACAACTGTATCAGCACTATCCCATTGCTCAGAACGACCGACACCGACATAATACCTGTCAGTAGCATTTGTGATCTCATCATATACTGTATCGAGTAATTGTTTTTTCAATCTATTTGTTACAATTGCAGCCATTTGAGTTTCCTATTAGGTAATTGTAATGTATGTGTCAGCAGAGTCAGCACCACCGATCATATACCAATCGTTTCCTGACCAAATAATTTGTGCCGCACCGTATTGTGCGATCGAGAAAGAAGTTCCTTGCGCAAAGCTTGTAGGAGTAACAGTCGCTAAACCGGTGTTTTGGTTAATCATAACCTTCATTTCACCAGTTACTGTACCATCTGCAAGAGTTGCGGCTAATCCGGTTGACTTACTAAAGATAATAAATGATCTAGAAGTACTGACAGCACCGTCTGCAGTCTGTACAACATGATTCAGTGCCATCTTATCAGGTCTAACAGCACCGGTACCTTTAGCTGAAAAATTCAGATTAACATTAGTATCTGTACCAGTTGCAGAAATAGTAGGTCCAGAAGCAGCCGCAGCATTTGCAATAGTAATTTCATTGACAGCTGAACTCGTTGCTGTCAGTTTAATAATCTCTGCACCATTAGCGTCATTAATAAGAGTGCCGATCGTCGGTGAGTTGATCGTAGGGGTCGTGAGTGTTTTATTCGTAAGTGTAGACGTCGAAGTATTTGTAACAAACGTATCACTATCAGATAGAGAAGGAATATTTAAATTGATAGTCTTTGTCATCGTAGCCGCATCAGTTGGCACGATTGCATAAAAATATGTGGCACCTGCTGAGTCATAAATATCAGGGTGGATCAATTTAGGATCCTGAAGAGTCTTATTCTTCAGAGTCTGTGTATCACTATCAACGACGAGTTCACCAGTATAGTTGGGAATTGTCACCACACGATCGGCTGTGGGATCTTCTACAACAAGACGTGTCTCAAAGTTATCGATACTTGTACCTTCGAAGATAATACCATTACTATCGAACGAGATACCAGGCATCAGTGCATCACTGTCACCACCAAATTTTTGGTAGATCTCTACGAAATTATCATTAATTTTTGTTCCAGCCTGGCGAAGGGTATCCCCAGTACCGTCGTTAGCCGATGAACCTACACTAATGTTTTGTCTTGTCATGTTCTATCCTATATAGAAACTTTACTGTATTTATACTAGTAAGATGAGTCACTCGTATAAC